TAGACAAGGTAGATCCATGTCCTACTACTTCGTGCTTTGGGACTGGAAATCCCATTACATTTTCACTATCACTCATGCAAAAAAGTCCTCTAGAGTTGCGGGTTTATTTTCAGATAGACCAGACCATTTACGGCCTTGCCAATGCGGATAAGATGCTCGTGAGAGGTGGACCGACTTTGGCTTTTCCATGCACTCAAAGTCGAGCTCACCTCTATCATTGAGAAGTGGATCAACCCATTCGATGAAGTTGACACTGCCTTGAGCACACAGCTTTCTCATCTCATCCTTAAAGGCAAGACGCACCGCATTACGCTGATCCCAAGATCCGTAGAATGGTGTGCCTTTATAGTAACCAGTTTTTGGAAGTACACGAGATTCGTGCTCGATAGGAAGCAACTCATATGCAGAGACCTTTGCAAGATCTAGCTGAGAGAGTTGTTCATAGTATCTATTCGCCAAATCTCGTGCTGCTTGTTCAGGATCTGGTTGACGACACAGATGGTGACGTACGTCGATGTTACCAAAGTAGAACTCTGCGAGCTCGTGTTCTGGATCGATGAAAGAGCTAAGTCCTTCCTTCAATGCGCCGTGTAGAGTCTTGAATGGCACGGAGTTGACGAACCAACCTGGGCGATACATGCAAATGGCATGACTATCACCAGCCACAACACGATTGACAACTTCAATCTGTCGAACTGTAATGGCATTGTCTTCGATGTATTTGAGGTTTTCCCAGTCGACCTTATGCCAATCGGGATGAATGTCATCTTTTAGACGAGGAGAAAGCATCTCGCTGTACTTAGGATGGTCGATCCAAAGCGAGTATACTTTTTTTGTTTTTTCTATTTTGGAGAATCGAATTAAGTTGTCGATGTTGCCGTAATTTTTCATGCCACCGAAAAGGTTCAATGAACCGAACCAGTCGTTTCCATGATATACGTAGATGCTATCGAACGAGTTGATGTCATGATGAATGTCACCTGTTCGATCGAGATGAACAACTCCGCCATTTTCTACAGAAATTTGTTCTGCATAGATAGCGGCTTGAGCGGCTCGATGCGAGTGAATATTCGAGGAGACGGGTGTGAACGGAGATGTTATAAGCGTTTTCATATTATCCCTTATATATCAAGTACGTTATAATGTACATCATTTTTTGGCCAGTCGCGGTAACTATTTACGCGTTCATAGATCGTAGGATCATTTAACACTGGTTCTTTGCCGACATTCCAGAACAAGATGTTCTTGCCAGTATTTTTAGGAATGTACTTCCACACTTTACCATCATATGTATCGATACAAGGAAACGGCGGAAGATTCTCTGGCTTCTCGCTTTGTTGAAATGGTAGAGGCTCTGAGATAACCTCTGCTCGACCTAATTCTCCAGCTTGTAGATTACGAGATACAGCAACCGAATGGAACTTGGCATTTGGCCACGCGATTTGCATTGCTCGTGAAAGAACACCAGTCGAGATGGCTACGTAGACCTCATCAGGAGCTTCGATCTTTGATGCAGCCTTCACGATACCAGCAGTCACTAGCTCATGCTTCAGACCGAGTGGAACGAAGAATGCATCTTCTTGAGAATCTGCCCAATCTTTGGCGATCTTATTCAGATTCGGCATAGCAGCGATACGATGAAATTCTACATCTGCGCCCTGTTCGATACAACATGCCTGATGATGAGAGATTGTTTGCGATGAAGGCATGAACAACTTCACCTTCTTGTTGTGACGCTTGGCAACATCAAGAAGAGAAACGCCTGCAAGTCCAGTCCGAGGCTGAACATAGACGATGGTCGACTGATTGATTTTCGACAATAGACAGTCACCGCCACGAACCTTCGTTCCAGTGATGAGGTCGTCTCGTACACATCGTACGTCATCATGAATTGTAACTACTGGATCTGGATATGGATCAGTCCATGTTTCTGCGAGGCTGAGATAGTATTCTCTGGCTTTTTCCCAACCGTAAATGCCTACGTCTTTGTTTACGCCATCAATGACGTGTTTGTTGTGTGCCATTTGTCAACCTATCATAATTATTGGTCCGAAGAGACCAGTCAATGGGATATACCCAATCATAAGGGATTTGCATCGTCTGTGACTTCACGCCAAACTTGACTGCCATATACTTATAATGCATGCAAAGCTTGTCTTCAAGGTTGAGATAGTTATGAGTATGAATCGGATTTGATGGATGGACTTTGAGGTAATCCATATGTTCGACTTGCATCTTAGCAGCATCGTTCAGAGGAATGTACTCGCCAAACTCGTTGATATCATACTTACTCTTGCTCATCAGATTCGGACAGTCGAACACTTGACTGAGTCCATCGAAGTAACCTGTACCACCATGAAGGAACGAGTCAGGATCCACCCAATCTGGATGAGTCATGGCCACGTGTCGAGCCGCGTTCTTGCAAGGATACATGGCATTACGAAAGCCAAACTCTTCGACGAAGATCGTGTTCAACTTCTTGGCAAACTCCATCATCGTATAAGGACGATTGCGTTTCTCGAACAAGCTTTCGGCATGCTTCTCTGCAAAGACCGTAGGAACTTCGCACAACCAATCTTTTACACTCGTATCTTTTGGATAATAGATTTGAAAAAGATCTGAGCGAGCGTGGCGTTCAGTCAAGAATCGAGTACGCATGGCTTCTGGACCACCAGACTGCCATGCCTTAAAAGTTTTCCAGTGTTCATTACTAAACGAGAAGATGAGGCATGCTTCGAGTACAGTCTTGAAGTCGTCGACTTCTTTGATCTCATCAACAAACGGACACTCGTGCCAATGTAGGCGATGACTAAACTGCTGATAGTTGTCACGAAGAAGTGAGTCGCGACGAAGATCATACTCACGGCAAAACTCGAAGAACTTTTCAGTTCGTTCTTCCTGAGTCCAATCCTTCATCCATGATTGTTTCGGCTTTCCTTTATCATCATACTCCACTTCGGCAATATTAGGATACTGGATATCAAACTCATGCTCGCCAAGGAGCTCAGTTAACAAGTTCATGTACTTTAGCCTTATATTCTGCTACGCTCATGCCTGCTTGCTTGAGAATAGTATCGTCTGATGGATGGTTTGACATGCCATTGAAAGTTCTTACGAGGCCCAAATCCAACATCGCCCGTTGCCTACCATACGGGTGATCCTTGATTTTGCAGGAAGACCAGACGGAGTCGAAACAGAGATGGTTGTATCCAGATCCTGGCTTGACATAGTTCTCGACCCATCGGATAAAGTCGCAACATACATCTTCCGCATTGTAAGGGAATGCACCTGTGTCTGCATAGATCTTCTCCATAATCTTGTCCAGGAACTTCTCTTTCTGTAGGCGATCAGTGTTGATGCCGAGATAAGAGATACATTCGACCGCATTCGTTCCGTAGTAGAACGGACTGTCAAGGTTGACATACTGCGGAAACCAGTCGGCGATGTCTGCAACGAATGCCGCATATTGGAATCGATAAGCACGAAGTCCATTCTTGGCATTCCAGTCAAACATCCATTCTCCGAGTTCACGAAGATCTTTCTTTTGATTATTACCTTCGAGCCATTCTGCCATTTCTCGGCAAAGACGTGGTGCATATTCAGAAAGGTAATAGTCTCCACCTCTCTTGTAACCAGGTGCTGGCTTTGGAAATGAAGGAAACTGATAACCCACCGAGGTATAGAATGGATATGGATAAACGTTGATGAACTTCGTCATCTCTTCGATGGTTTTAAACTTGTAGAGATGAGGAAGAACAGTGTTCGAGTAACCCGATGGTTTCACTGCATAGTTAATACCAGAACCAGTCACACGATGTAGAAGAAATACGTAGAGCCACTCAGCAAGCTTGAAGTCAGAATGCTTGCCGGTCCAGTCAGTGGCAATCGTCTTACGTTGGTAGGTGTGGTGTCCCTTCTCCATCTTGTCCCAGTATGGATGTTCAGGTGTCCAACCATAGAACACGTCATTGACAATCTGTGAGAAGCCCGCATACTTACGTTCGACGACGTCATAGAGCTCTACGTTCTCTAGGAGGTCGTCGTTCATATTTGATTCGAGGTATGGGACAGAGCCAAGATTACACTTGGCTTGCTGATCTTTTGCTAGATGGAAATATCGGATGTACTCGTCATAATATTCAGTGAGTTCCACCACTTTCTGTTACGCATTGAAGGATGACCGATCTTGAGATGGTGAATGCCTAGCTTATCAAGGACCTTCGAAGGAAAGTTGCCGAGGGCAATGACCTTCTTATCCTTGAACTTGCTTAGCTTAGTATTTATATCGTCAAGATTGACGTTCGTCATCTTTGGTTCTGCATCGACAATGTCAGGAATCACGTTGTAGAAATCATAGTCGTATTGACCTACGATGTTCATCCAGTTCTTCAACCTCCAGTAAGTGTCTGATCTCGAACGAACGTCGTTGCTCGATGGACACAAACCAACAACCACAACATCATCGCTGATCTTGTGGCCGCTGATGGAAGAATAATATAAAACGTCTTTCATTACTTTACCTTATCAAAGTGCCTCTCATATACATGGAGGTTACCAACATGCCAGATAATCTTCGGCCAAGTTTTAAGACCGAGTTCATCTGATAGTTGATTGGCAACATGAAATTGCCATGCATAGTCATTGCGATAACCGAAGACAACATCGTTCGAACGCATCTGAACTACTGCTACCAACTGATCGGCGCGAATCATGTATTGCACAGCATTGGTGCACATGAAGTCAGACATACCATTGAAGTTGTAATCATACCACATCGTAGGACGAGTGTAGATCATGACAGCACGACGACTGTTAGGATTGGCGCGAAGTGAAAATAGTAGGATGATTGGCTTCGAAGGTAGCACCGAGCATCTCGATGGTCTTGACGCCAGTCTTATCAGTTACGAATCGACCGTACTTCAGTTCTTCGATGAAGTGATCACGAATATGTTCAACCTTAAGCATTGGCAATCTTCTCTACTTGATATTTGTTTGCAGGACGTCTACCACCACGGGAGTTCTTCGGAGATTTACCAATCTTTAAAATTAAAATGCCATTTTGTTCTAAAGATTGTTTACGCGTTATCTCGTGGACAGTATCATTGATGCTATGAAAAAGCGGATCATTAGGATCTTCAACATCTGGTGTTAAATACAGATCGTCTTGAAGATTCTCGACAGTAAACTTATATCCATTCGGTTTTGACTTGATATAGTTTTTTGTCATAGTTTTAATTATGTCATCAACCTTCAACATTCTTCATCGCTCCTACTGGACGATTGAGGAAGTCACGATCAGGTGATTGACCGTCCATCTTGCCGCGGCAATAGGCTACTACGAATGATGCATAGTTGACCAGATCCATTGCCGAGTCTTCGATCGATTCGAAGTTAGGCTTGTACGTAGGATCTTTTTCCATCGCTTCGATGACGGACTGCATACGCAGAGTCTTGGCATAGATGAGATCTGTAATGGTTGCGATACCACGAGGATAGTAGTCAGCTTGACGAATGCGACTTGCATCGTTCTGATAGTCTTTCGACTTCTTGAGCTGGATTTCAGCACACTCTTGGAGGACTCGAATTGATTCACGTTCTTTAGACATACTTTTCCACCTTATAAAATTTACCACCGGGATTTCTTACTGAGTCATTTAAAGACTTTAACACAAATCGCGAATTAAGTACATTAATTAATTCGAAAGTGACCACATCATTTTCTTGGAGAGGACGGTCTTCAGGACGATGCATGCGATAAAAGCAATAATCAGTCAACAAACCTCTTGCTACTCCCTCGTGTACCCACTCCATCGTAGACTTATTGTCTTTTGGTTTCTTTACAAATTTGTCAGGACCTAGATTAAAATTACGGTCTTTATCAACACATTTAAAGTCAATGAATGCGGCACCGTTCATTAACTTGATTCGACAATCATAAACGCATGAACCGTCAGGCTCACGGTGTTCATCTAATGTAGCCATAACAAGATTCTTTTTGATAAGCCACTCTTCGAGCATCAGGCAGTCGACGTCTTTGGTAAACTTAAAGTCGTTTCGACCGCCTTGCTTGAGGCGAGTCTTCATATCGTCGCGGAGTTGGATGAATTCTTTGTCGATTACCAAGCCAGGCTCGGTGGTTGCAAAGATGGTTTTAAATTTTTCAAGTAGTTCAGTCATAATTTAAATCTACCACAGTTTTCATAATATGTACACAGTTATATAGTTTCCCAGCGTGGAAAGATATTTTTATTTTTACATTCCCAATAACCGTATATTGTTATAATACCATCGACATCATTTTTTGTAAATGATAAAGTAGAGCGAGCGCCTGTACCATTCACCCAATGTTGAGTAGTATCATCAAGATTTACAAGCGAAATGTGAGCACCAATAATTTCATAGTTTTCATCGAGCTCAAACCGCTTAAGTAGATGCATACTTACTTTTTGACCAGAGTTAGAATTTCCAACCCATTGACGATTTTTTAAATCTTGAGACATCGCGTTCTTATCTTCAATAAGAGTCTCGCGAGTATTCTGATAACCCCAATCAAAACCATCGCCTTGATCTACAGCAATTTTAACACCCGCTTCGAGTAATAGTTCTTCAAACAGATTGTTAATAGAATCTCCCATCTGTTTTGAAAGTTCTACGGCGCGCTGAGACGTTGGCAATGAATTAAAATATTCTACCGCATTTTTTCTCTTAAAACGTTTAAATCCAGCAAGGATTTCTGACTTATAGATTTCCTTAACTCGGGGCATAATAGCACGAATGCCTTCTATAAGTGGAGTATATTCTCCATCAATATTAAAGGTGTTTTCGCCGTTAGTTTCAATAATATAAGCCATTAGATTTTCTTTCCATCGAGAATGAAGTAACCACGACCAAGCTCATCCTTATCGAAGATCAGAATGTCATCGTTCATCAGGATCTGAAGAGGAGCTTCACCCCTCGGGTTGTAGGCTCCGCCGAGACGACGGAAGTACTCTTCGATCGAGTAGTGCTTGATCAGAGTCTTGATGAACTTGGCTTTGGTAACAGGCCCACGATGTTTGAAGCGAGCGACAAACTTACGTTCAGTTCCGGTGTTGTAATGGATGTAGCCACCGTTTCCGGATTCGAAGTTGGTTTTAACAAAAGCAGTCATAATTATTTCCTTCTTGATTATAGGTCCACCTTATCAAGAATTTCATTAATTGTACATGCTTTTTTTCGAAAACAAAACTATTTTTTGAGTTTTGTTAGCAGACCATGGTTTTTGTCATGGCTTGGAGCCTTCCAACCAGCTGGCTTGATCAGATCTGGTAGACCAAGAGGATTCGGTCGTTCTGGCTTGACACCGACTTCCTTCTGAAGATTTGCACGAAGAACACGATTCCATGCTTCGTACGAGTCGATGCCCATCGAATCCAACGTACCAATGGCCACCACGCAGAGGTCGATCAGACCATCGACGATTTCTTCGGCATCATTGTTCTTGACAGCGGTCTTGGTTTCTTCCAATTCTTCCATCAAGAATGACATACGAAACTGAAGGAACTGCTTCAGCTTGACAGCATCAAATTCTTGAACCTTCTCATTGACACCATAATACCGATGCATACCAGCGATGTCTCTTACCCAATCTTCACTCATGCTTTTAACCACTCCATCATTTGTTGTACTTCTAAAGATAACTCATTTTTCGGTTTAAGTACACCTTTTTTTCGGTTTATTTTCTCGGCAAGTTTCTTCGCCTGGTCGAGGTGATATCGATTCGCTCGCTTCGTATGCAAGATACCATTGAGATGATCCATTTCATGTTGAAACACTCGAGCAGTAATGCCATCGAACTTCTTCGTTTCTGTTGTTCCATCAGGATGTGTGAAGCGAACCTTGATAAACTTCGGCCTCTTGATCTTCACGAAGAGGTTAGGATGGCTTAAGCATCCTTCTTCGAGTGTCACCATCTCTGAGGATACGTCGATGATCTTTGGATTGATCACACCGATCACATTCTCTGCTCTCATGACAAACATACGAGTACGAACACCAATCTGATTGGCCGAGAGTCCCATACCTTCGGCATCGATCATCGTCTCGGCCAAATCATTGTAGAGTTCGACTGGATTGACAATCGGATTATCGAAGTCAAACTTCGGCATCTCTTCTTTCAGAAGCGGATCCGTATACATTAGGATATCTCTGATCATGCCAATGCAACTCCAATTTTTGCGATCACATCATCAGCCGTGTCATGTTTATCGGTCGACAAACGAATTTCTTTTTCATCGCGAAGAACAACATATGCATATGCAGAAAACTGACCATGGGCTGCAACCTTAGTCACTCTAATAATATGGTTTACATTTACATAATGTTCAATCTTGTCACGGTCTCGGACCCAAATAAATTTTGTCATTTCACAATCCTATCAAAATTAAGTTTTGTCATTCTACTGATGGTTACATGATACTTTCGAAGGAGTGCCATTTCATCTTTCGAATACTCTTGACACCAGTACCACTTGTCATCTTTTTTCTGAACCCATTGATTCATTCTATTGTCTTGTTCATCGCGTTAAAGGTAGCAGCATCTACATATACTATTTCGCCTGTATCTCGAGTTACCTCAAAAACAGGGCTGAAATAATCCAACTGTTTGCCACTTACCACACATATTGGATATGGTTCTTCAGTTAATACTACACGCCTAATTCTCATGCTGCGATCCTACTAAAGTTCTTGTGTTTCTCGAACTTGATTACCGAATGGAACTTGTCATAGAGCTGATCACCCTTATGTGAGATCACAAAGGTGTTAGTGTCTTGAGTAAGTCCTTCGAGGATCTTCATGAATTCTTCCGTGCCACCGACGTCAAGCGACGAGTCGAAGACTTCATCCATGAGGAGAAGGTTGGTCGAAGCAGAATTGCGGAGCTTAGCAATAGCCCTCCAGGTAAACATAAGGCTAAGATCAATGCGCATCTTTTCTCCCTCGGAGAAAGAGGCATAGCTGAAATCGTCTCTGTAACGCGACTTAATAGTTTCATTAAAGTTTTCATCCAATTCGAACTGGACAAAGAAGTCCATCGCTGCGAGGTATTTGTTGATCAGCTTGTTCATGATTGGAACATACTGCTTAATGATCTTCGTCTTGATACCCGTGTCCTTGAGCAGAACACCTGCAACTTCAAGAACCTGACGATGATGTGTCAATTCTTCTTTGCGATTCTTAGTATGCTTCAGATCATTCTTATACTTATCGACATCTTCGTTGCTCGTATCGATGGCGAGAGTATTATTTTTAATCGACTCGATCTCTGCGATCTGAGTGTTGATAGCAGCGATCTCGTTCAGACGAGTCTCGATGTTTTCCATCTGCTTCTCGATCTCGGCCATGGCAGCTTCAATCTCGCCAGTCTTAGTGGTACGATTGTTGATCCACTCTTCCTTGAAACCATGATCGATACCTTGACGACATGTCGGGCAATTATCATGATCATGGAAGAACGAGATCTCTTTCTTAAACTTACGGATCTTGGTCTCGAGATCTGTTTCCATTTGACGTAACTTCAGCTTACGCTTCGATACCTTGTCGTGATCTTCGATCTGCTCGCTTAGCGATAGGATACTATCAGACACTGTCTGAATAACAGTCTCAGCCTCAGCTACACGATCTTCGAGTTCATCGATCATACCTTGCTTGGCCTTGATCAGTTCATCATTGTTCGTACGAAGAGATACGATATGCTTTTCCGCCAACTCGATCTTATTCTCGATCAGGTTGATCTTATGATCAGACTCATTCAACTCATTACGATTCTCGATTACCTTTTCTTTCAGAAGAGTGTTCATCGTACTGAAGATTTGAATGTCCAGAAGATCTTCGATGACTTCTCTTCGCCCATGAGCTGGGAGCTGCATAAAGGGCAAATAGTTTGCAGAGCCTAATACTACGATCTGGCTGAAAGATTTGAAACTTAATTTCAATATCTGCTTCTCAAAGTAATCTTGATAATCTTTATTGGAACTATTTTGATTTAATAGTACACCATTTTGATAGATCTCGAACAGGTTAGGTCGCATACCTCTTTTCACAAGAAACGCGTTTTTTCCTATCTGGAACTCACATTCAACCAAAAGGTTCTTATTTGTCATGGAATTTAAAAGCTGCGGCTTATTGATGTTGCGGAACGCTTTACCGTACAAGACATAAGACAACGCATCCAAGATCGTAGACTTGCCTGCGCCATTTTCACCAAGAATGAGTGTAGATTTGCTGCGGTCCAACTGGACCTCAGTCATCTGATTTCCAGTCGACAGAAGATTCTGCCAACGAAGTTTATTAAAATGAATCATTATTACTCCACGCTTAAAGCTTCACCATACAGCGTTGTTAAGAAATTGTACAATCTTTTTTTATCGACTGGAGTATCCCATTGATCGACTACTTTTGTGAGGATTGTAAGCGTATCTTCCGCTTCATTGACAATGTCACTGTCATCTTCCAACTGAAGATTGAGATTGTCTTCGACCACTTGGATATCAAGAGCACCTGCCTTTTCGAGTCTGTCAATATATGTATCGAACCAGAAAGGATTGTTCTTGTTCTTCACAATGACCTTGACGTAGTTACCTTTGACGGTACTGAAGTCGAATCCATCGATCCATTCGAAGTTAGGCCATTTGGCATCATCGTAGAACCACTTTTGAAACATCCTATAAGGATTCTGTACGAACGTCAGCTCACGGGTGTCTGTGTCAAATATATGAAAGCCCCTTGGATCATCATAATCAGACCAAGACATTTCGTAGGGTGCGCCGAGATAATTGACATTACCGCGCGTGGACTTATGATGGAAATGCCCACTGCACACGACATCAAACTTATCAAAAAGGCTAGCGCTAAATCCATGATCATTTACTGCACCTTTGTACATTTCGAAACCCGCGAGCTCGAGATGCCCAAAAAGGATCTGCGCGTGAGTGTTGTTGATGAATTCCATCGACTCTTCGTAGTTTCCTGAGCAGATCCACGGGAGGACTGCGATGTCGGTGCCATCAATATTAACATTAGTAGGATCAGAATAGTAATGGATATCATAGGTCGAATGCTCGAAGAGCTCCCTCATAGAGTTGACTTCGTTTGTGTTCTTGAACGAAGTGTCATGGTTTCCAACGATAACGTCTAGTCTAATTCCTGAAGTGTCACAGTGTTCGACGAATTTTCTGAGATGTCTGGCGGTGACAAAGTTGATGTACTTGCGTCGATCAACAATATCACCAAGATGGAAAATGCGAGTAATACCATTGTCCGAAAGATATGGGAAAAAGTAATCATAATAAAACCTATTAAAATACTCGGCGAAAGCAGCAGAATCTCCACGTGCTCCCCAATGAGTGTCAGTGATCAAAGCAATTTTCATTTAAACCTTCTTGACTTTCTTATCATATTCTCGTAAACACATGTCACAGAAGTCACGAATGTTTTGGAGGTTAATCATATAATTGTAACGTGCTGTCATTGAATTCTTTGGATCGAGCATGTTTTCTCTGTACTGCTCAAGGAGAGGTGGGATATTATTCTTCATCGTCGTCGTCCTCAATAAACTTTTCTACGCCCTTCTTTTCAACTTTCTTGGGCGGTTTCTTTGCTTCAAACTTTTCTACTAATTCGCCTAGCTTCTCTGACACATTGATGAATGCTGCATTGAAATGCGACTTATCTTCTGGTGCCATGTCCACGAGAGTATTCATGATCATGCTATTCTCAAAAGCTTTATGCTTGATATACGTATGCTTCTTTTCTTTTTGAATTCTACGTAGGAATGCATAGTAGATAATCTGAGTGAAGTAAGCAAACGGATTAGTAGATTTTTCTGGGTTAAAATTGTGAATGTAAGTCAAACAATTTTCAATACCATCTCCGACCATTTCTTCTCGGTACGAGTATCCGATAAAGTTAGGTCGAGTTGATAGCCGCTGGGCAATAAGCATGATGCACTTACCCACATATTCTGGAATTGGAGGTCGAGGATCGCCATTCTTTTTGGCTTCTTGACACGAGTTCCAGAATTTGACCATCTCTGTATAAAACAACTTATTGTCGATATAGTGGGTGGTCGGCTTCTTTTTAATCATCATTTAGACTTTCTCAATTTACTGTATCTTTTCCTACAAACCTTTGAGTCATGAGTTTCTTCAGTCTTGAATCCATCTCATTCATATCCTCAATGGTCTGCTTAAGAATCTTATCAGTTTGGTGTTTTACGGTGTAATCGACTAGGCGCTTGTAATATTCTTCCATCATATCTGATGGTGTATAGTTATACATTACATCATTTTTCTTTATATGTACACAGTTATCTTTCGAAAATGCTAACAAATAATCCATTCGAATGCCGGATCCTTGCTCTGTGTCATCGACTATTTCCATAAGGAATGGATAATGAATCACATACTCAGACTCAAGTTCTTCGAAATCTCCGACAATCGTATCGCAGCTAATAAGATGTATTACTTTAATCATAACTAAACCTTCACGTTGTAAATTTCGTAGTCAAACTGCTCGGCATCATAGATCTTGGTTCTTTCAAGGAAATGTTTGAGCGTAAAGTTTTGATGGGTCTTCATGCAATCGAAGCATACGACCGATGGACTGTAGAACCTTGATCTTCGACTTCGATGGAGAAGCGGCGACCATATGATGTAGTCGATTGATACTCACACCTGTCGATGTCGTTCCTAGCGAGGCGAGGAGGGTGGCGTTTTCTTCTTCTTCGATAGCCTTTCGTATAGACTCTCGCATATCACCGCTAATAGAGCCATCGATGTAAAACACATTATGATTAGCACTTCTTGTGAAGAGATCATAGAGTGTTTTGCCATGATCCACAATTCGAAAGAAAACAAGCTTATTACCCTTTAGTGAGAGTCCGAGATTGCGGATGAACTTATTCCGTGCTTCGCAATTAATGAGGAAATCGATTTCTTCTTGATATGTTTTTCCCTTGACTGCATGGCTAGTAGATTCATTATACTTAAGGACGATGCACTTAATCTTGAGTTTGGATACGTATCCTTGGTCCATGAGCTCTTTTGTGCTGACGGCTTTGTATTTTGGGCCGAAGAGACCTTCGATTGTTGTCTCGTTAAGGGCTGTGCCATCAAGGGTTCCAGTAGTCCCAAAACGATATTTACAATCAGTAAGGCTGCTAAGAATTTGTATAAGCGAAGTCGCTTTTGCTCCATGTGCTTCGTCTCCAAATACTACACCAAATTGTTGATACCAAGGTTTTGGCATCTTGTTCTTGCCATTGTTGAGTGACTGCCAAGTGGTAATGACCATGTCACAGTCGATATCATTCGACTTGTTCAGTCCTTGAGTGGACAGGTGTATGCTACCTGTATACCCATAATCTCGAAAGTCACTCTCCATCTGATTGACCAGACCGATAGTAGGAACGATGATCAGACCTTTATGCTTCTGATACCATCTCATCAGAACGTAGATCATCAATGATTTACCAGAAGAAGTCGGAGATACTAACGTTCTTCGATTTGATCTGATACACTTTAAAATTGAATCAAACTGATAGTCTCTGATCGCATACTTCTCAGGAATTCCAAGTGTATTTATGAACTCTCTTAGCTCGTGCTCAGATATTCCGTCGTAGTACAGCTCTTCGTCGAACGTAAACTGATAGTTTCGGGCATCACAGAATTTCTTGATATGCCTTGCCAATCCGGCGTATACATATCCAGTCAGATTGTTGACAAGACGAATCTTTCCATCCCACATTCTGGCTCGATACTTTGGATGGAACTTATAGTTCTCAGCATAGAACGTAAACACATCACCCAACTCCATGATAGTCGATGGCTCTGCCTCCACTTTGACGTGGACATTGTTTATGAACTTGAGATGTACTGTACTCATTAGATACCTACTTTAAAACGCTCCCACTCGATCGCCGCCTTGATATTAAAGCCGCGTGCCGTAAGGGACTTGATGATGGACTCAAGCAGGTCGATCTTCTCGTGTTGAATGCCCAACTTCAGAGATAGGTTGACAATATCCTTGTCTGCTTCTATATAGTTATTCACCTCAGATTTCAGTATTTTTCCTTGAGGTGGCAAGCGCCAACCTTTTTCGTGTGACTCTTCTGTCGGTCCGAGAGTGTAGAACTCCAGCTTCTCGAGCTTGAGTTGCTTCATCTCTGCCTCTTGCTTACGAAGCAGCAGACGCTCATGCGTAAAGATCTTGAAATACTTGTGATGGAGTTTTGGAATGTTGAGAGCTTCATCGCCGAGCTCAGCGCGGTTGATCTGGGAATCCTTTTCCCATTCTGCATATATGTCATCAATTTTCATAATAAATCCTATAGTTTAGTAATGTCGTACCTCAGATATTTAAACTCTACACTGCATTCTATATAATTGACACTGGTATCTGTACTATTAAACTCAATATCTCCGAGACTTACTGGAAACGCGTCGTAGAAAGTAATCATAATATTCGAGTTCATGCTGCTGTTCATGATCTGTAAGTTAAGATCAGAATACAGAGTTGCTGATGTTCCTGCTTGGGCATTCTGTAAAGTTTTATAACCGTCAAAGTTAACAGGCGATGCCAATGACACCATCCAGTTATAGATCTCCAAATAATCTGTCATATCCTCGTTCAAGCGAAACGTAATATCCAACGGACTATAAGTAAGTTTGCCCGTCACTGGAATCGGAACGAACGGAGTTGGACTCTCGCCGTTACTCATCTGCACACCAGGAAAACGGATGTTCTGCACATTGTAACTGATCGCAGGTGCACGCGCCAAGGTGAACTTATAGCCGAGCGGCGATAGAAAGTTCTTGTTGATATTATTAACGGCAGTCATATCTTTTCCTTGGCCATAGATGCATTATACACACTATTTATATATTGTACATGCCAAAAAGAAGGGGAGCCTTTCGACTCCCCTTCCAGTTTGTGGTTGGTTGTTTCCAACTCTTATGATTACATAAGGTTGTTAACAAGAACGCGACGGTAGTACTTGTTCGAATCTTGCTCAAGAGTTGCAGTTGCGTTAGCAGCTGTAGTACCCTTAGCGAATGGATTCGGTGCCATACCGTAACGTGTCTTGAAGCCGATCTTCGGTTGGAATGAACCTGGATCAACTGCACGAACCATTTGTAGTGGAACGTATGGGCAATAGAACAGACCAGCGTCGAACGGATTCGAACCCTTATAGCCTACTACCAAGAAGTTTGTTCCAGCGTATGGATCGATATACACCTTAATACGACCATTGATAACACCAGCAAATGTGTTGCCTGTGTCGTCGATGTTCAGCGAAGAAGTGTTCATCGCAGGAGCGTAATCAAGAACGCCAGCCATTTGAAGTGCCGAAGCAACGTCAGACGAGCAGATGATTACGTTACCCTTACCGCGACGTGTTTCTTTCGCGATCTTGTTGCATTCACGTTCGATTTGGAACAGAAGACCCTTGAACTTTTCAACTGACCAACGACCGTTTGAATCGGTGTCGAGGTCGAAGATACCAGCAGTTGTGGTTCCTTCGGTTGCACCCTTTTCAGCAGTGATGATGATCGAGCGAACAACTTCACGGTTGATTTCCGCAAGGATTTCACCTGAAAGGATGTTCGAAAGTTCGGCTTCTGCGTCAAGACCGTGAATTGCCTTCAGATCTTGTGCAAGTTCTAGGGTGTATTCTGCCTTCAGAGCGCGTGTCTTAGCAGATACAGTTACCTTCTCGATTGAGAAGCCCATTTCCGGGAAGATGTATGAGCTATTAGC